GTATCACCACTTGCTAAAGCACAAAAATCTTCAGAGCTACAATCTATTATGAGAGCAATAGAAATATTAGGATCATTAGCTAACGTAGCACCAGTATTTGATTATGTTAACTTTGATAATCTTGTAAAACACTTGGCAGACATAGTTGGTATGCCACAAAAATTATTAAAATCACAAAACGAAGTTAATGCTCAAAGACAAGAACAAGCAGCACAAGCTGAACAACAACAACAAATGGCACAGATGCAACAAGTTGCACAAGCCGCAGGAGATGTAGCACCACTAGCGAAAGCGTTGCCTCAAGAGGCACAAGCTCTAGCAAATGCTGAAGTGGAATAGTATGGAACCAAATAAACAACTAGAGAAACTTATAGAAGGGTTAAGAAAAAATTACGAATACATATTCAATACAGATGAAGGCAAAGAAGTCTTAATCGATCTTGAAAAAAGATGTCATTATCATTCTACCACCAATGTAAAAGGTGATAGCCATGAGAGTGCATACATGGAAGGACAGCGTAGTGTTCTTCTATTTATTAAATCAATGCTACGAAAGGATAAAGGAAAATAAATATGTCAAGCGAACAGATAACACAGGAAACTGTGCCTGTAGAAACAACGACTACAGAAACAGTAACACCACCAACAGCACAACCAACAACAGTTGCAAAAGCAGATACCCCAGCACCACAAACTTCTTGGAAAGATTCTATTAGTGAAGAGTATAGAGCTGATCCTAATATAGAAAAGTTTACTGAGATAGATGCATTAGCAAAAAGTTATATCAACGCAACTAAGATGATTGGTCAAGATAAAATTGCTATACCAAATAATAATTCTACAGATGATCAATGGAGTGAAGTTTATACTAAATTGGGTAGACCAGAGTCTGCTGATAAATATGCTTTAGATGTAAAATCTGAAGTAGTAAATTTAGATGAAGGTGCAATTAAATCTTTTACAGAAAATGCTCATCAACTTGGTTTAAATAATAAACAAGCTCAAGGTATCTTAGAGTTCTATAAAAATAATATGGAAGGTACTGCACAGCAATCAAAGATTGATACTGAAACTGCTCAAGCTCAAGCTGAGCAACAGTTAAGACAAGAGTGGGGTAGAGACTTTGATGGTAAAGTTAAACAAGCGGGTGCATTAGCTAAAGCTAATATTAATCCAGAAGTTTTAGATATGACTTTATCAAATGGTACAAGACTTGGAGATCATCCAGAAATCATAAAAGGTTTTGCAAAGATTGCAGGTATGATGTCAGAAGATAAAATTCTTGGTACTGAAAGTGAAAATGCAAATACTACTAAAGATATTGAATCTGAAATTTCTGCATTGTCTAATGATAAGAATGGTCCGTATTGGAATAGAAACCATCCAGATCATGATAAAGTAGTACAACAAGTTTATACTTTAAGAGAGATGTTAAATGCAAAATGATAATCATCTTAATGATAAAGAAATTCGCTTAGAAATACTGCGGTTGATAAAGGAGACAGGTTCTGAACAACAGAAAAATAATCCCTTGCCAATCGCAGATATTTATTATAAGTGGATTAATAGTAAGACAATTCGAAAGAACCTTACAGACAAGAAGGATAGACTCTAGTCTAACAGACTTTAAATGCAAGAGATGCCTACCATTTGGTGGAGAACCTTTCTGATTTTTTAAATCAACTATAATATGGAGACAAAAATATGTCATCACAAATAACTACAGCTTTTGTACAGCAGTATTCTGCTAACATACAAATGCTATCTCAACAAATGGGATCGTTATTAAGAGACAAAGTCAGAGTTGAAAGCGTTACAGGTAAGAATGCTTTCTTCGATCAAGTTGGTTCAGTAACTGCAGTTTTAAAAACTAGCAGACATTCGGACACTCCTCAAATAGATACACCTCACTCAAGAAGAAGAGTATCTCTTGCGGATTACGAATTTGCTGATCTTATTGATCAACAAGACAAAGTAAGACTCTTAATTGATCCTACTTCATCTTACGCTCAAGCCGCTGCTATGGCAATGGGAAGAGCAATGGATGATGTGATTATAACAGCTGCAAGTGCTACCGCTTTCACAGGTGAAACTGGTGCAACTTCAACTGCTGCTCAAACTGCAATCGCTGCAGGTGGAGCTGGTTTAACTATTGCGAAATTAAGAACTGCTAAGCAGACTTTTGATCTAGCAAGTGTTGATCCTTCAATCCCAAGACACATCGTTGTGGGACCAGAGCAAATCACAAACCTTTTATCAACTACTGAAGTAACAAGTTCAGATTTCAATACTGTAAAAGCATTAGTACAGGGTGAAATTGACTCGTTCCTTGGGTTTAAATTTACTGTATCAAACAGACTTGCAAAATCTGGTAATGACAGAACTTGCATAGCTTTCGCACAGGATGGAATCACTCTTGCGATTGGTAAAGACGTATCAGCTAGAATAGACGAAAGAGCAGACAAATCTTACGCTACTCAAGTATACTACTGCCAATCAATCGGTGCTACTAGAATGGAAGAAGCAAAAGTTCTTGGTATAGTATGTCAAGAAGCATAATAGGAGGATATATATATGGCTAATTCAATACAATATGCGAAAATCGCTAGTACTCCTTCTGAGAAAGTTAAGACTAACGAACTATATGGTAGAGTAAGATCTGCTTTTGCTGAATACGAAGCAAGTGCAGAACAATCTACTATTACTATGTTTGTTATTCCTAATGGTGCAAGAATTGTTAGATCAAGACTTGGACATGATGCTTTAGGTAGTTCTACAACTTTATCTGTGGGTTACGCAGCACATACAAAATCAGACGGAACAGCTCAAGCTGCTGACGTTGATGAGTATTTAGCTGCTACAGCTTCAACAGGTGCTGTTGGACATGATGTTGCAAACACTATAGCTTTGGGTGAAAACTCAGTTGTAGATGCAGACAAAGATGGTGTTCCAGTTACAGTTACATTAGCAGGTGCTAATGGTACTGGTACAATCCAACTTTCTATGTTCTACGTTATAGACTAGTAAAAAATATTTTAGGGGATGGAAGCGAGAGTGGAAATCCCCTAGAGTGCATGAAAAAGATACAAGATTTAAAACCTGTATTACATTTTAAAAAAGATAATTATGTGTATAGGTATGTATTAGTAGATAGGTTTAAACATGATTCTAAAAATCATCATGGCTTTGATACTAAAGAAGAGAGAACAACAGAAGAAATATTCGCTTTAGAAAAAGATAGACATATAAGGCGAAAGTATATTATAAGGAAGTAGTATGGCATCAGTAGTAGAAATTTGTAATGGATCATTAAATCAACTAGGTGCAACAACTATTCTTTCACTAACAGAAGATTCAAAAAACGCTAGACTTTGTAATCAAAGATACACTCAAGTAAGAGATAGTGTATTTAGATCACATCCTTGGAACTGTTTACAGAAAAGAGTTGAACTAGCTGCAGACACTACAGCTCCTGCATGGGGTTTTAGTTTTGCTTATACTTTACCTGCAGATTGTTTAAGACTACTTAGAATATTAGATTATGATTCTAACTACAAAGTAGAAGGTAGAAAAATATTATCTAATACATCTAGTATGAAAATATTATACATTGGTAGAGTTACTGATCCCAATGAGTATGATGAATTATTAAGAGAAACTTTATCTGCTGCTTTAGGTGCAGACATTGCTTTTGCAGTTACATCAAATAATCAAACAGCAACAAATATGTATAATTTGTTTCAAGATAAATTAAAAGATGCTAGATTTGTAGATTCAACAGAAGGTCAAAATGTTGAACAAGATTTAGGCATGACAGATGTTATAGACGCAGGTACATTTATTAACTCAAGGTTTTAGAAATGGCTAGAGTTGCTGTCGAATTAACAAACTTTACAGGTGGTGAATTATCCCCAAGACTAGATGGTAGAACTGATCTAACCAAATATACATCTGGTTGCTCAACCTTAGAAAACTTAGTTGTCTACCCACATGGCTCGGCAGCTCGTAGACCTGGTTCTACATTTATAGCTGAAGTAGCAGACAGCGATAACAAAACAAGATTAATTCCTTTTGAATTTTCTACAACACAAACCTATATGTTGGAGTTCTCTAATTTAAAAATGAGAGTCTACAAAGATAGTGGCTCTGTATTAGAAGGAGACAAAACTATATCTGCAATTACAAAAGCAAATCCTGCTGTAGTAACTGCTACATCACATGGTTATTCAAATGGAGATGAAGTATTAATTAGTAGTGTTGGAGGTATGACAGAAGTTAATGGTAAAAGATTTTTAGTTGCAGATAAAACTACTAATACATTTGAACTACAAGATAAAGATGGTGTTGATATAAACAGCTCATCATTTACTACTTATACTTCTGGTGGTGTATCGAATAAAGTTTTTGAAATAGCAACTCCTTATACTACTGCACAACTTTTTGATATTAAGTTCGCACAATCAGCAGATGTCATGTACATTACACATCCAGAACATGAAGTAGAAAAACTATCTCGTACTGGTCATACTGCTTGGACATTAACAGATGTAGATTTTACAGGTGGACCATTCATGGATGCCAATATTACTACAACAACTTTAAATCCAGGATCGCACACAGTAGGTACAGGAGTTGCGTTAGTTGCTAGTGCAGTTACTGGTATCAATAGTGGTAGTGGATTTCTTTCAACTGATGTAGGTAGACTAGTTAATTTTAGAGATGGTTATGGTAAAATAACTGGAGTAACAGATACGACTAATGCTACGATAACTATTATAAAAGATTTAGGATCAGCAACCGCTTCAGCAGATTGGTCTTTAGGTGCTTTCTCAGACACTACAGGTCATCCTTCTTGCGTAACTTTTTTTGAACAAAGATTAGTTTTTGCAGGAACAACAAACCAACCACAAACAATATTTTTTTCAAAATCGGGTGATTATGAAAACATGGATGCAAACATTGGTGGAACGATAGCTGATGATGATGCAATCATTTATACAATCGCATCTAACCAAGTTAATGCCATTAGATTTATGACAGCTACAAGAACTTTAATTCTTGGTACAGCAGGTGGTGAGTTTACAGTAAGTGGTGGAGGTACAGATAGTGCAGTTACACCTACAAATATATTAATTAAAAAACAATCTAACCATGGCTCTGCAAATGTAGATGCTATTGCTGTAGGTAACGCTACATTATTTTTACAAAGAGCTAAAAGAAAAATTAGAGAACTAGCATACAATTTTGATGTTGATGGTTATATAGCACCAGACATGACTATTCTTGCAGAACACGTTACTGAAGGAGGTCTAACACAAATAGCATACCAACAAGAACCTAATCAAATTGTTTATGCAGTTAGAGGTGATGGTGAGTTAGTAGGTTTGACTTATCAAAGAGAGCAACAAGTAACTGCTTGGCACAGACATATCTTTGGTGGAAGATTTGGTGTAGCAACAATTACAGTTTCTGATTATGCAAACATTGTAAGCGGAACTAAATTAACTTTAACAAAATCTGATGGCACAACTGTAGACTTTACTTCTACTACTGGAACTGCTGGAACTAATGAATTTAAAACTCAAACAAATAATAATACTACAGCAACTAATTTAAAAACTGCAATTAATGCTCACGCTAATTTTACTGCAACAGTAAATTCTGCAGTAGTAACAATTACTGAAACTGCACATGAAGCAACAGGATATTTAACCATTAAAAGTTTTGATAGCACAAGATTAACTGCAACTAGTGAAGGTAAAGCAGTAGTTGAAAGTGCAGCAGTTATTCCAACAGATGATACAGAGTATCAAGTGTATGTTATTATCAAAAGAACTGTTAATAATATTACTAGAAGATATGTAGAATTTTTAAATGTATTTGATTTTGATGAAACAGATAACTCATCATTTAATTTTTTAGATAGTGAATTAAGTTATAGTGGTAGTGCAGTTAGTACATTATCTGGATTAGATCATCTTGAAGGTCAAGTTGTTTCTATATTAGCAGATGGTGCAACGCACCCCAATAGAACTGTAAGTTCTGGTAGTATAACTTTAGATCGTTCAGCAAAAAGTGTTAAGGTAGGTTTAGCTTATACATCTTTACTACAAACTATGAGATTAAATGCTGGATCACAGAATGGTACATCACAAGGTAAGACTAAAAGAATATATGATATAACAGTTAGAATGTTTGAAACTATTGGTGTAGAGGTTGGACCAGACCTAAACAACATGGAAAGAATACCATTTAGAAGTTCTGCTGATTTAATGGATGAAGGTATACCACCATTTACAGGAGATAAAGAAGTAGAATTTAGAGGAAACTACGAGACAGATGGTTTTATTTTTGTTAGACAAACTCAACCTTTACCTTTTACAATTTTATCGTTATACCCAAGGTTAACTACTAATGATGGATAATATGTTATATATAGTACCCTACACAGCTGAACATGGAAGATTTATATTATCTCAACAAATGAATCATAAACTTATGGATAAGGATGCTGAGTTTGATGGAGATGCTATGAACCTTGTGCAAGACCACTTAGCTTTTACAGGTATGGTTAATGATAAACCTATCTTTGCTGCAGGAATGAAAATGATTTGGGGTCAAGTAGCAGAGGGTTGGGTTATTGCAACACAAGATGTTTGGCAACATCCTATTGCAGTAGCGAAAGCAATTAAGAAAGATTTTGCTAAGGTTGCAACAAAATATAATATTAAAAGAGTTCAAACTGCTGTAAGATCAGATTTTGATAAAGGAATAAGATTTGCAAAGTGGTTAGGATTAGAGAATGAGGGTTTAATGAAACACTATGGATTTGATGGTTCACATCAATACAGATATGCGAGGATTTTCTAATGAGTTGGCAGATGGCAGTAGTAGGTGCATTAGGTGCAGCACAATATCAACAACAAGGTGCTATTGGTAAATATAATCAAGGCGTTAATAATCGTAATGCTTTAGTTGCAGAACAAGAAGCTATAGCTATAGAAAAACAAACTGAATTTAATCTTGCTAAATTTGATAAACAGTTTTCACAGTTACAAGGTCAAACAAAAGTAGCAACATTAAAATCTGGTGCAACATTATCTGGAACAGCATTAAATAATTTAAGATATAACATGGAACAAAGTAAAATTCAAAAAAATGTTATAGAATACAATTCTAAAGTTGCAGCTAATAAAAAAATAGAAGAAGCCAATTTTGCTAGAGTTCAAGGAAATATTGCTAGACAAGAAGCTAAACTTGCACAACTTGGAACAATTACATCTACAGGAACTAGTTTATTAAAAATAGGTGGATATATTTAATGCCAAAAATACCTACATTTACTTCAGAAGGTTCTCCTACAGCAGAAGTTGGAGCTGTTAAATCAAATATTCAAATACCTTTATCACAAACTATTGGTACTGCTCTAGAACCAGTTACTGAAGCTATTATAGATTATAAAGTTAAAGAAAAAAAAATTGAAAATAAAACAGAAGCTCTTGAGTTGGAAAACAAATCTGTTTTAGAATTAAATGATGTGGCTCAAAAAGCATCTTCTTTATATAAAAATTCTGATCAAGCTAATGCTTATCTTATGCAAGAAAGTAAAGTCATAAGAGATAAATATGCTGCTTTAGCATCTAACAGTATGGTTAAAACTATGTTTAATAATAACTATCTATTAGAAGAACAAAAAAAAATATTTTCAGTAGATAACGCTGTTTATAAAAATTTAGTTCAATCAAGATCTATTGAATCAACAGCTAAAGAAGAAAGAATTTTAACAGATGCTTTATATGGTAATAATGAATTGTCAAAAAAACAATTACCAACAGATTTAAGTCAAATATATTTAGATGATTATAATGATGGATTAATTGATATAGATACTTATGAAGCAAAAATAGCAAGTATACCAAATACCATAGGATATTTTCAAGTACAAAAAGATATTACTAATGACCCAATTCAAACTTATGTAAATTTAAACACAGGTGAGTATGAAGGTTTAACATTAAAAACTAGAGAAGAACTAAAAAGAGATGCTAAATTAGAAGCAACACCTATACTACAAGAAAATATAACAAATTATTTAGTAGGTTTAGAGAATGGAATTGAAGTAGATATTAATGAACCTGCCATAAAAGAAATATTTGGTAATAAAGTTTATCAAGATTTTAAAGAAACTCAAGCAAACACAATAAGAGTTAGTTCTTTTAAATCAGAAATATTTAATTCTAAAGTTGGTGATGAAAATAAAATATTAGATAGCTTTGAATTAAATTCTGGCAACCTTGCTGAAGATTTAAAATACAAACAAAAAGTAAAAGAGTTTATAAGTCAAAAAAATGATCTTATAAAAGATGATGCTGCTGTATTAATTTTAACTCACAATAAATTAGTAAGAAATAACTTTGATACTTATAACGCTGAATCAGATCCAACAATAAAATCTCAATTATTTACAAAATATATTAATAGTGTTGTTCAAGCACAAATAGATATGGATATTGATAATGCTTTTATAAAAGTATTACCTCAATCTTTTGCAAAAAATGTTGTTCAAGATTATAACAATCAAGAACCAGGAGCTAAAGTTGGCTATCTTCAATCACTAGAAGCTCAATATGGAGAGCAATATGGAAGAGTGTTAAATCAACTAACTGAAAATGGTTTGCCTGTTACTGCTAAATTAGTTTCTTATTTGAATGATGAAAACTTTGCAACTATGGCAACCAGTATAGATACTAAAGAAGAAAAAACTAGATTAAATGATTATGTAAAAACTCAAACCAACACAACATTTAATGAGATTAATCAAGAAGTGGCAACAGAAATGGAAGATTTTAGAAAAGTTGTTATGTTTAGTAATAAAATGAACACAACAAAAGCCAATGAAGAATTAGGAGATATACAAAAAATTATAACTTATATTGCTATTAACTCTATGTCTGCTGGTATGGATCAAACTAAAGCAATAAAACAAGCAACAAATTACATTAATAATAATTTTGTTACCGCAGGTGGAGGTACGTTTGGGGATGATACTTATTTTATTCCTAAAAATTATAACAATGAAAGATTAAGTGTAAAGCATATAGAATTTATAGAACAAAAAGCAAAGGTTATAAAAAATAAATATTTACAAGATTTTAATATGAAAACTTTTGAGTCTACTAATGAAGAAATATCTAACACAGAACTAAATGAAGAAATGTTAGATCAAGCAAAAAATAATGGAGTTTGGATTAATAATGCAGATGGTAGTGGTATTGTGTTTGCTATAGAATTTGCAGATGGTTCTTTAGGTTTAGTTGAAAATGAACAAGGTGAATTATTACAAATTAATTTTGATGATGATTCTTATAAACTACCAGGTACTGATGTGGTTATTAACATGGGTCAACAAGATGAAAAAGAACCAATTTAATTATGGCTAATATTTCTTTCGGTTTAGACACAAACAAATATGCTCAACAAACAGGGTTTGATCAATTCCAAACAGGAATGCTTGAAACTTTAGGAGAGATTTCAAAAGATGCTTGGAAATATAATCCTGTATCTTCTGCTCTTCGTTTATCTGAATTAGAAATTAATAGAGGTAGAATAGATAATGAACCATTAATTGATAGACAGAAACTTAATGACGAATATGGTAAATACAATTTATTTTTTGAAGAAGATGAAAAACAATCAACTGTAGATATTTTAGTTTCAAGAAAAAAATCTGAAATAGAAAGACAAAGTATTATTCAAAGAGGACCACAAGGTTTTTTACCTGCAACTGCCAAACTTGCAACTTCATTAGTTACCAGTATTGCTGACCCAATTAACCTTGCCATGATGTTTATTCCTATTGTAGGAGAAGCTAGATTTGCATCTATGGTTGCAAGAACTGGATTAACAGGAGCAAGATTTCGTAAAGGTGCTATGGAAGGATTAGTTGGAATAGCTGCTGTTGAACCTTTAGTTTATACTGCTGCAACAAGAGAACAATCTGATTATGATTTAGTAGACAGTTTAATTGCTGTTACTTTTGGTGGAGTTTTGGGTGGTGGACTTCATGTTGGAGTTGGTAAATTAAAAGATTTTAATACTCATAGAAAATTTAAAAAAAAAATAAAAGAAGCTAGAGAAAAAGCTGGTATTACTGATGGTGAAGATCCAGGTTTTAGTTTGTATAGAGAATACTATCCAGAAAATTCAAGAATAATGAAGGAGTTAGCAGAAACTAATCCAGATGTTAGAAGAACTTTATTGGCTAAAGCATTATCTGATCTTGGAGAAGATATTGATGTTAATGTTAAGGATGTTGCTGATCTTGATCCTAAATTAAGAAATGCTCAATTAAATGAAAAAGTATCACCTAATGAAAGAGTTAATACTAAAAACCAAGTTGATGAAGATATAAATTTTAAAAGACAAGAAATTACTTCTGAAGATACTGCTGCTAGTAGAACTAAAAATTCTTTAGAACAAAAAGCTCAAGATGAATATGAAGCAAGTAATGCAAAAGAAGATATTGAATTAAGAAATTTAGATGAAGAAGTGGGTACAGTAGAAAGTCAATTAGCTATTTTAAAAGATAGACAAAAAGATTTAGGTATAAGAGATAATGATGATGTTAAATTAACAACAAAAGAAGCAGAAGAATTTAAAACTAAAGAAAAAGAAATAAAAGATGCTATCATTGATGGTATTAATTGTTTTAATGGAAGATAATTATGGCAGATAAATGTTTAACTAGAATAGAAAATGTTTTAAAAAAATCATCTATTGCTACAGAAAAAGCACAAGGTATTTTAGATGATATTAAAAAAGCTCAAAGTGAAACTAAAATTAAAGATTTAGATGAAACAATTACATCTAAACTTGCAGATGGAGTTTTAAAAAGACAAGCTCTACAAAAAAAAATTAACAAGTTAAATGCCTTAGAAGATGAGGTAAAAGTTAGAAATACTGTTGAATATGTTTTAAAAGAATTTCCTAACAATCCAGTAGAAGGTTTAACTGCTGTTTTAGTTGGAAGTAATTTACAAAAATCTGGTTCAAGATCATCAGTTGCTCTTGCTCAACTTGCTTATTACAGAGATCTTTTAGTTTCATTTAATGCTAAGTTAAGAGAAAATAAAGTAGATAGTTTATTTGCTGAAGCAAATGCTGATATAGAAAAAAAAGTTGCTAAAGTTATTTGGGAAGTTGGGTCAGGCAGAGAAGTTACAGTAAAAGATAAAGATATTGTAAAACTTGGAAAAATTATAAATGAATTTTCTGAAACTGTAAGAAAAAAATATAATGATCATGGAGCTAATACAGAGAACTTACCTGGTTGGATTGTAAGACAATCTCATGATCCTTTTGCATTAAGAAATGCAGTAGATGTTTTAAATTTAAAAAACAATAAAAACATAAAAGAAATTAATGGTACTCCAGAAAGAAACTATGCTGCTTGGAAAGATTATATTTTACCAAAGCTAGATCAAGATAGAACTTTTGCTAACATAGATGGTACACCAGAATCTATAGATGAATTTTTAACATTTGCTTACAATTCTCTAATTAGAAACCAAAATCAAGTTGTAGATGGAGCTGGTAATTCTTTTGGTTCAAGAAATTTAGCAGAAAAAATAGGAGCAAAAAGAGTATTACATTTTAAATCTTCTGATGATTGGTTTGCGTACAATTCTAAATTTGGTGGACAAAGTTTAAGAGAAGCATTGTTTGAGGGTTTTAATCTTGCTGGAAGAAATATTGGTATGATGAGTATGCTTGGATCAAATCCACAAAAAAACTTTTTAAAAATGGCAGATGAAACAATGAATGTTTTAAAAAGAACAAAGCCAGATTTGTATCAAACTAAAGTAAATAAAATTGCAACTTTTGTAAAACCTCAAGGTGGTTATGCAAAATTTATGGCAGAAGTAGATGGTTCTGTAAATATGATTAATAGTTTTCCTGGAGCTAAATGGTCTGGTATTACTCGTGCTATTTTATCTATGGCAAAACTAGGAGGTGCAGTTATATCAGCAATAGCTGATGTTCATCTGTATGCTACAGAATTAAAATATCAAGGTAGGTCTTATATAGGTGGAGTTGCTGAAGCTCTTGGTAGACTTGGTAAAATAAAAAATTCAAAGTTAAAAGCAGAGATAGCTGAACAATTAGGTTTTATTTCAGACAATCTTATTTATGATGTTGCTGCAAGATTTTCTACAGGAGATAACTTAAACAAACAATTTACTCAAATACAAAGAACATTCTTTAAACTTAATGGTCTTGCTTGGTGGACTAACTCTTTAAAAGATGGAGCTATGTTAGGTATGGGTAACTATGTTGCTAAACAAAGAAACTTATCTTTTAATAATTTAAGCGTTGAGTTTAAAAGATTAATTACTCACTTTGGTATTAATGAAAAAATTTGGAATGTTATTAGAAAAATGGATGTTGAAAGATCAGAAGATGGTAAAGAATTTTTCTCAGCTAGAAACATAGATTTATTAAGTGATGGACAAATTAAAGAAATTTCTGGTGTAGAAAAAATGTCTAAAAGACAATTAAATATTGCAAGAGATAATTTAAAAACAAGAGTATTAGGAATGTTTTTAGATAGATCAACTTTTGCAGTAATAGAACCAGATGCTAGAACTAGAGGTTATTTAAAACTAGGATTACAAGCAGGAACTGCACCTGGTGAAGCTATGAGATTTTGGGGTCAATTCAAAGCATTTCCATTTGCTATTATGCAAAAATCTATTGGTAGAGAATTATCTTTTACTGAAGCTGGTAGAAAATATAGAGCATTATTTGGTACAGCAGGATTAATAGTAGGTTCTGGTATATTTGGATATATATCTATGACAGCTAAAGATTTGTTAAAAGGTAAAAAACCAAGAGACCCAATGAATACAAATACTTTTTTTGCATCTATGTTACAAGGAGGTGGATTAGGTATATATACTGATTTTTTATTTGGTAAAATTCAAAACAGTACAAGTGCTTTAGCTACCTTTGCAGGACCATTTGCAACTGAAGCTACAAAGGTTGCTGCTATTTTTAATTATATAACTAAAGGTGAATTTTCAAAAGCAGGTAAACAAGGCTATTTATCAATAAAAGAAAATATACCATTTTTAAATTTATTTTACTTAAAAACTGCTTTTGATTATGCTATAGGTTATCAGATAATGGAAACTTTATCTCCAGGTTCTTTAAAGAGAATGGAGAAAAATATGGCTAAAAATGGTCAAGAGTTTTTATTGACTAAACCATCAACTTTGTTTAAAGGTTTTTAAGTTATGACAGTATCTTCAACTACAGTAAAAAATTCCTACTCTGGTAATGGGAGTACAACCCAATTTGCATATGGGTATAAAATATTTGCAGACACAGACTTAATCGTAATTATTAGAACAGATAGCACAGGTGCTGAAACTGTTAAAACTTTAACTACACATTATACAGTATCTGGAGCAGGGGATGCTTCTGGTGGTAATGTAACTTTTACATCTGGTAACACTCCAGCGTCTGGTCAGACAGTAGTAATAATTAGAGAAGTTCCGCAAACTCAAGCAATAGATTATATTGCTAATGATCCATTCCCTGCGGAATCTCATGAAGAGGGTTTGGATCGTGGAACCATGACCACTCAACAAGTTCAAGAAGAACTTAATAGAGCAATAAAATTATCAAGAACAAACACAATGACATCTACAGAGTTTACTGTAGGTGCAACAGATAGAGCTAATAAATTATCAAGAACAAACACAATGACATCTACAGAGTTTACTGTAGGTGCAACAGACAGAGCCAATAAAATTTTAGCATTTGATTCTTCTGGAGAAATTTCAGTAACACAAGAACTTGGAACTTTTAAAGGTGATTCTGCTACTACGACTACTGCTGCTTTTGTACAAAGAGATATTGTTAAAGCAACAACTACAGCTCAATTAAATAATATTTATATTTGTGTAGCAGATAGTGCTATCGGAGATACTTTAACAGATACAGATCACTTTGCTCTTTTGGTAGACGCAGTTTCAGCTGCAACTTCAGCTACCGCTTCTGCTACAAGTGCCACAGCTTCAGCTAGTTCAGCAACAGCTGCTGCAAGTTCTGCTTCAACAGCTTCTACTCAAGCATCTAATGCTTCAAGTTCTGCAACCGCTTCAGCAAATTCTGCTACTGCCTCTGCTAATTCTGCTACAGCTTCAGCATCAAGTGCTACAGCTGCCGCTGCATCTTTCGATAGCTTTGATGATATTTATTTAGGATCAAAATCTTCAGCTCCATCTGTTGACAATGATGGAAACGCTTTAGCAACTGGTGCATTATATTTTAATACTTCAACTAATCTTTTAAATGTTTGGAGTGGATCTGCTTGGATTGCTATACAATCTGATACAGATGTTAAGGTTTCAGTTAGTTCAAATGACACAACACCAGGTTTCTTAAATGGTAAATTAGTTGCTGGAGAAGCTGTTACTTTAACTGAAAATAATAATGGTGGAAATGAAACATTAACAATAGCTGCTACAGACCCAACAGCACTTGCAATCGCTTTGGGATAGTATAAAAGGAAAAATAGGAGATTAATATAAATGGCAAACACATTCAAAACAGTAAATTTTGCAGCAGAACCTGCATCAGCAGGAACACCTTATGTTATGTATACAGCAGCAGGAAGTACAACTACTGTAGTTCTTGGTCTTATACTTGCTAACATACACACAACTGCAATTACTGCTGAAGTAGAATTAGTTAGTACAACATCAAATAGAGGTGGTGCTAACAATGTTGCTAATGGAACATCAATGTTAGTTAAAGATGTAAGTATTCCTAGTGGAAGTTCACTTGAGATTTTATCTGGTTCTAAAGTTGTTTTAGAAGCTGGAGACAAAATTCAAATAGATTGTTCAGTAGCTGATAAAATATCTGGTACACTTTCAATAATGGAAATTACATAGGAGTTTTAATTGTCTTATATAGGTTCTAAACCAGCAAACAAACCAGTTGTAGCAAGTGATCTTGATCCAACAGTTATTACTGGTCAAACAGCTTTAGCAACTTCTCCTGCTGATACTGATGAATTTTTAATTAGTGATTCTGGTGTATTAAAAAGATTAGATGCTAGTTTAATTGGTGGTGGTGGAAAAGTTTTACAAGTTTTAACTTATACTGATAGCACAGCAAGGTCAACTTCATCATCAGGTTGGCAAATAGCATCAAACACAATGGGTGGAGATATAACTCCTAGTGCAACATCATCAAAAATTTTAGCTATAGTAAGTACAAATGTTTCTGTAACTGCAAATGATGGTTCATTAACACTTTTTAGAGATAGTACAAATTTAGGTCATGCTACTTATGGATTGGATTATATTCATGTAGCTGGTAATTATCGTTCTTCTTGTACAGTTTTGTTAGATAGTCCAAGCAGTACATCTGCATTAACTTATCAAGTTAAAATTGCAAAACATAACGTAGCCTATGGTGGTTCAGTAACAATAAATTCTGAAACTGCTCTTGGCAGATTAATTTTATTAGAAATAGGAGCATAGATGAATATTATAGATGCAATTTTAAAAATAAATCCAAACGCTGTAGTTAATGTATCTGGAACAGATATTGATAACTGCGAAATAGAATGGTTAGAAAACACAACTCCTATTTCAAAAGCAGATATTAAAACTAAGTTAACAGAAATAGCTTACATTAAAAAAAGAGCAAACGAATATCCATCAATAGTAGATCAATTAGATGACATCTATCACAATGGAATTGATGCTTGGAAAGCTACAATTAAAACAACAAAAGATAAATATCCAAAGGAATAATAAATGGCATATATAGGAAAAGAACCAACAGTAGGAAACTTTCAAGTTTGTGATGCAATATCAGTAGTCAATGGTCAAGCTAGTTATACTATGCAAGTATCATCTGTGAATGTTTCTCCAGAAACTGCTAACCACATGTTAGTATCTTTAAATGGAGTATTACAAAAACCAGG